AACACCTCCATCGTTTTAATGCTAACGCTTTTCTAGTGGGTCTACCTTTTTTATCTTTTAATGGCCCAGGCATACCTGACATTCTTGCACAAAAACTTTTTCTTCTGGCTCTTTCTTTTGGTGTTAAATTCTTTTTCTTTGTAACAGGTGCTTTAAGATTACTTCCTGTAGCTGCATTATATTTTCTTCGTCCTTTAGCAGTCAGCCCTCCTTTCTTGGACTTTTCCCCTCTTCCAACTGATAAACTAACTCCTTTCTTGCGTGGCATTATTTTCCTACCTTCGCTTGTGCTTTTTTATGAGCGACAGTAAATGAATCTCCTGCTCTCATGCGTCTTTTCATAAACTCCATATGCTTATCGCTATGGTGTTCTGAATGTTCTTTGAGCTTGTTCTTTTGGCGAGTGGTTAGTTTCATTTCTTTTTACGTTTTTTCTTTTTGGAACGTAATTTTTTAAGATCAGCAGCCGTAATCTTATC